TTTTTTTTTTTTTTTTTTTTTTTTTTTTTTTTTTTTATTTTTTTTTTTTTTTTTTTTTTTTTATTTTTTTTTTTTTTTCTAGTATTATTTCTCATATACAAAATAACTGCAATTAAAATTATAAATAATATAATTATACCTATAATTAAATATAAATATTTTGAAAAAAAACCTTCTTCTTCTTGTTCTTCATCATTATCACTACTACCAAAATCATCATCACTAGTAAAATGTTCAATTATATCTTTATTTTTACTATCTTTTATTTTATTTAAAATAGTATCATCTTCATTATGGCTATCTATATAACTATCACTATCATTATCACTATCATTATCACTATCGCTGTCATAATCACTTATAGTAGAAGATTCGTATTCTAAATCTTCATCATATGAATTTATATATAAATTATCATCAAATGAAAAAGTTTTTTTATCAAAATAACTATAACTCATTTTCCTATATTATACATAATATAAATTAAATTTATTTTAAATATTTAAAATTTAGTAGTTTATTTTTAAATTTATAAAAACTATATAAGGTTTATAATGAGCCGTATATCAAGATATCAGGAAAGTATCGATAAATTTATAAAAACAAAAAGTTCATTAAAAACAGTGTCCTCTCATAATAAAGAATCAATAGATGTTTTGGTAACCGAATTTGATCATTTGGTAGCAATAATTTTAATATCAATTTTAAATAATAGATGTAGAAAATCAAAATTAAAATTTCATGGATATTATATTGCAAGTGGGATTGATATTGGACTTTCTATATCAAAAATAATAGATAGATACAATTATTATAAAAGTAAATTTAATTCAAATAAAATTAATAATTTTATCCCAGAACTTGTTTCATTAATGTATCAATCCTTATCTGGAAATATTGATTCATTGAGATTAAATGTTAATGTTGAAACGACTCTTAAAATAAATCAATATTGTATTAATTATTTATCAACAAAAATTGGTAAATTAACTAGTATTGAAAATATATCTTCTAAAAATAGAATAAAAAAAACAGATTTTTATGATTATAATTTTAAATCAAATAAATATAGAGAAAAATATACAAATTTAAAAAAAATAGATAATGATAAATTATTTGAATATATTGAAGATAAATTTGGATCAATTTGTAAAATATCATTAATTTTTGGTTGGTTGCTAGGTATAGGAGATGAAAGTGAAATTCCTATATTAGAAAAGATGGGGACAAATTTAGGAATAATGATTAAAATTGGATATGATTTTGAAAATATAGATAAAGATTTAGAATATTGTTCAACATATACACATAATATATTAATTAATTTAGGTATAAAAGAATGTTTTGAAATTTTTATGGATAATAAAGCAGAATTTGTTGAAGGTATATTGAAATTAAAATTATGGAGCACCACAATAAAAGAAATATTAGATTTAATTGAAAAAAAATTAAACCCTGTCTTAAATAATTCTAATTTTGATGAGAAATTTGAATATTCTGATTTTAATTAAATTTATATATATATAAATATATATAATGTCATATTTTGCTGAATTAACAAATGGTATAATTTTAAGTATAATTTTAAACATGTTAGTTGGAACTATAGAAAATATGTTATCAAAAGAATTATCTCCAAATGATAAACAACAACAAAATTTTATAATATCATTTATATCAGGATTAGTTTTTATATTTTTGGCATATTCTATTTTTGATATAAATGGTAGATATTATAATAAATCTATTAAATATGGTTTTTTATTATCAGGAATAATATTAATTATTAATATAATTTTTATAAATTGGGATTTATTAAGTGATCAAACAAGATTATTATTTATATGTATATCACTTTTTCTTATTTTTAAAAGATCTTTTAAATATAGTTAAAAAATTAAATAAAATATATTTATAATGCAGATAAATAAATTGCATTACCTATCTCTGGAGATAATAATGCTAGGGCTGGGAGAGTTTGCTTATTTTTTAAAGCACGACCAACTAAAGCATATCTCCATACAGTGAATATTATAATAATAAATATTATCACACACATAAGAGAAATAAAAGATATTTGATCAAATTTCTTTTTCATTGAGTTAGATTCATTTTGTTGATGCATGACTTGTTGTTGTACGTCTTGTTGTTGTGCTTCTTGTTGTAGTTGTTCCTCTATTTTTTGTTTTTCAAGTAATTCATTTTTTTCTTTTAATATTTGTTGTTCAATTTGTTGTTTTAGAAAAAGTCTCATTTTTTCTTTCTCTGCTAAATCTTTTTCATCAAAATTAACTTCTTGTAAATTATTGGATAAAGCTTTTTCTGAAAGTTTTTCATATATATTGGGATTTTGTAAATCATTCTCATATATATTACTTGAATGTTGGCATTGAAAATTAGACATTGATATAATTAATAAATATAAAAAAAAAATATTATAATATTATTTAATATATGAATAAACTTGTTTTATATAATGATAAATATATAAATATTTTAAAAAAAAAATATGTAACACGGTGTTCTATTAAAGATTTTAGTGAATTAAAATATATAAGTCATATATTAGACAATAAATATGATAATATTGATTTATCAAATGTATTAATAAATAATGAAAACAAAAATTATATTATAAATTTTATTTCAAAAAAACTAGATAAAAAAGGTAATTGTAATATAAAGCATGATTTACCTAAAAATAATTTAGAATTATTATTACAAAATTATAAATTAAAAAGTAATTATAATGAAAATAATTTAATAACAATAAATAAAATATAATATAAGATTAATATATATATGAGTGATATCTATTGTGGTGCGGCTGCAATAGTTCCAAAAAATAAAAAAAGAGGAACTATGAAAGAATGTTATGATATGAATCAGGTTCGTTATTGGGGTATAAAAAAAATAGATACAAAAAAAATAGACGATTCAAGTAAAAAAAAAAAGAAGGAACATACTAAAGATAGAAAATTAAGAAACAAATTACTTGAAAAAGTTGTATCTATAGATGGAAAAGCAAAAAAACTTAAAAAAAAAATACAATTTACTAAAAATCCTACAAAAACAATGTTAAAAGAATTTCAAAAAGAATCAGATAAATTAAAATTAGAAAGAAAAAAAGTTGTTGATGATTTAAAAGCAATTGACAAAAAATTACAAAAAAATAAATAAAAAATTGATTTTATTAGTTTTAATTCAAATACCAAATATTTATAAATAATAATTAATTATGAATTATTCATATGTTAGTGAAAATGATTTTGATATTGAAAAAGTAAAAATAATTAAATCAAATAACAATAATGTTAAAATTTTATATAATTATAATAATAATATTTATAAAGAATTAAAAATAATAACTGATTTTTATAATATTAAAGAAATTAATTATAATAAATATATTGATAAATCTAAATGTAAAATTAAAATATTTTATTATGCCAAAATTATTAAAATTATTCAAAAATTAATTTGTAAACTAAAATTTAATTTAAATTATTACAATATTGATCAATCAAAAAGTAATTTAAAATACGATAATTATAATCCATTTTTTAATATTGGTTATAAAAATAATTTAAAAAATAATATATTTACTAATATGAAAAATAATAAATTAGAAAATATTTTAATAACAAATCACAATCAATTAAAAAGTATTTTATATAAAGATGATAATTTAAAAAAAAATATTCAAGTTCAAATGATAATAGAACCACAAATATTTTTTCTAGATATAGATAATGACAATAATATTCCTTTTATTGTGATTAATTCAATTTTTTCAAAATATAAATATTTTAAATATAAAAATAATTCAATTACAGATATTTATAAATTAAATTTTTCAAATAATAATTTAGAATTAATAATTTAATATATATATATATAATGACTGAATTTGAAAAGAATTTAGAAAAATATAGTAAAAATAATACTATCCCATCTAATATTGTTTCTTTATTTGGTAGTGATTTAAATGATAATCAAAAAGGTGGTTCTATAGGATTAGCGATTTTAGGTGCAACTTTTCTAGGTGGTCTTGGATATTTGGCTTTTAGAGGTAAATCAAAACCAGGTATATTTTATCAAAATGATAGAATGAAACAAATGCAAAATAAATTCATATTAGATAGAAATATTAAACATGCTGCAGAGATGCAACATATATTATTATTACAACAAGAACAAATGAAATTAGAAAATAGAGAATGGTATGATGCACTTATTGCAAAACAATTAGAAGAACCGGAATCAGAAGAGTCGCAATTAAAACCAACTGTTGATAAATCAAAAGTACATTCAAGAACTGAATTTACTATAAGTAATAATGAAATTTTAAACCAATTTTATAAAAGTAATTATAATAGTAAAGAAAAAGAAGCTGTTAAAAATTTTTCTGAAAAAAATATACCTTATGATATTTCTTTTGAATTAGCAGAAATGTCAGTTACTCAATCATCACTTGAAGAAACCGAAAAAAATATTAAAATTTATATTAAAATGTTAAAAAATTTTTTAAGTGATGTTATAAAAGGTGATATAAGAACGCCCCAGGGCTTTTATTATTTACCTTATGAAGAAAGAAATTTTAGTATTATATATATTTTGCACCAGTTATATAATATTTTTATTAATCATTTATATTTGATCGAAATAATTAATAAAAATATTGTAGATGAAAAATATGAATCTCATGAAAAAAAACTTAATTTGCCGGAAAATTTTTTAAATTTTCAAAAATTGAATTCTTTGAGTTCAGTTGAAAGAGAAAAGGTAATTACAGAGGTTAAAAAAAGAGAAGATTATAAACAAATAATGAGTATTGAAGAAAAAATAAAAAAACAATATGAATCTGATATTGAAAAAAATGATATTGAAAGTTTAGCTAAAATACAAGAAAAGATTTCAAATTGGAGTTCTAAAGTTTTTGAAATTCAAAATAGTATTAAATCTGAATTAACATCCGAAAACTCTGTTATTTTAGAATCATTGTTTAAAAAAAGTATTCTTGTTGTAACTCTTTTAAAAGTTTTTGAAAATAAAATTAAACCAAAGTTGGAAAAAAAAAAAAAAGAAAAAGAATATTTTGATGCAAATATAGATCCACAATCATTAATTTTAAGAGAGAATTTTTGTTCGGAAATAGAAGAATTGCCCGAAATTATAACTTTAAAAGAAAAATTAGAACCTTTTAAAGGAACTGATAGATATAAAGATTTTACTGAAGAAGATGATTTAGATGATTTAAAATCAAAACTTGATGAAATTATTGAATTAACTAGTGATAAAAAAAGTAATAGTCAAATAATAGAAATAATAGAAAGACAAGAATTAAAATCTGATAAAGAAAAAGAGATATTAGAATTTGAATTAAAAAATAAATATTTAATTTTTAGGAGTATCGCAATTTTTAATTTAAAAAAAATTTTAAGTTTAATAGATAAAATAAAAAATGAAAAAAAAGAAAATGAATATATTGAAACAGCTACTAAAGAATTAGATTTAGATTTAAGTAAAAAAAATGATTTAGAAAAAAAAGAACTTGAAAAGGAAGCATCAATGGATGAAGTAATAACAAAAATTGAATCATCATATTACAAATACTATACAAAAATTTCAGAATTATCGAATTCTATAGATAAATTAAATGATGAAATATCAGAAATAAAATTTAAAATAAACTATTCTAAGGAAATATTAAGCGATAGTGATGAAAAAAAACAAGAATTATTAAAAGAATTGGAAGAAAAATATGAAAAAAGAGATAAAATATATGAAGAAATTAAAATAGAAAATGATGAAAATTTAGAATCTTTAAAAAGTGAATATGAAAAATTAAAAACAAATAAAGATGACTTAATGAAAATGAAAATAAAATTTATTCTTGACATAATTAGTCAATCTTCTAACATTAGATTAAGGAATTTACAAGATATATTTGAATCAAAAATGACAAAACAAGATAAATTTAAAATTAATTTTTCTCAAAAAGGTGGGAGAATTGGAATATCTAATAAAAATGATATAAAAACTATATTAAGCGCGTTACAAAAAATAAAAAATAATAAATCAAAAATAACATTAAAAAATCCAATACCAATATTATTTAGTAAAAATATTCAAATAGGTGGATCTTTTAATAATATAAACCTAGTTCAAATAATTAAATATAAAAATAAAATTTATGGGAAATTAAATAATAATTCTATCATAAAAATAAATAATAAAATTTTCTATAAGATTTAATTTTTTTATTTGTATATAATATTAATGTCAGAATTTACTGAAAATTTAGAACAATATAATAAAACAAATACTTTACCATCTAATGTAGTTTCTTTATTTGGAAATCAATTAAATGATACATCACAAGAAGGTGGTACTTTATTAGCTTCATTAGCTAGTGTTGCAGCAGTTGGAGCTGTATATCATGCAAAAAAAAACAAAGATCAAGATGCACAAGAAGATGTTCCTGTAGCACTAGAACCGACACCAAAATCACCAGCACCAGAACCGACATCAGAAGTAGCAGCACCGACATCAGAAGTAGCAGCACCAATACAATCTACATCAGCACCAGCAGAACCAACAGCAGCAGAACCAACATCAGCAGTAGCAGCACCAACAGCAGCAGAACCAACATCAGCAGTAGCACCAACACCAAAATCACCAGCACCAGAACCGACATCAGCAGTAGCACCAGAACCGACATCAGCAGTAGCACCAGAACCGACATCAGCAGTAGCAGCACTACCAGCAGAACCAGCACTACCAGCAGAACCAGCACCACAATCACCACAATCTACATCAGCAGAAGAATCATCAGCATCTAGAAAGTCAAAATCAAGTGGACAAAAAGGTGGTCAAATTGGAATTTCTGGAAGACATGATTTAAGTGTAATTAGAGATGCATTAAAAAGTATTTATAATAGTAATAAAAAAGTAGATTTAGAAACTCCTATTCAAGTACATTTAAACAATAATAATCAATTTGGAGGATCAAATAAAAGAGTATCTTTAATCGAAATTGTTAATAAGAATAATAAAATATATGGTAAATTAGATAATGGAATAAAAATTAGAATTAATAATGGAATTTTTTATAAAATATAGATTTATAAATTTAATATAATAAAATATAATAATTTTAAATATATATATATATATTTTTATATATATATATATATATAATGGGAGATCAAGTAAATTTAATGTATCCGGATGGATCCACGATGGATGCAAAGCTACCTAATGAATATAGCCAACAGTTGGTAAATGAGTTTTGTTATAAACAAAATGAACTAAACTACATAAATAAGTATTTAGAATTTTTTGCATCATTACCAGAAAATGATGATGATGCTAAAATTGATTTAAAACAATTAGAGGATTCTTTAAGCGTTGATGGCATTCCCGAGGAAAAAAAAGAAGCCTTTAAAGCTATTGACGAGTATACAGCCGCAGACAAAAAAACAAATTTAGATAAAATAAATGTTTTTTTAAAAAATGTCAATGGCATATCTAAAAAAATATTATCTTTACTCGTATTACATTCTCAATTATCAATTAAATTTAAATCCAAAGAGAAATCTATAAATATATCAGAAAAATTTGAAGAAATAATCAATTCAATAGATTTTGAAACCTCGTTACAGGGTAAAGGAACAGGTAATTTCGAAAAAATAGAACGTGAAGCAACAACACTTGCTACTGATGCTTCTGGTGCTGCAATAACTAAGACACAACAGCAAAATCTGCTAGATACTTTGATTAAAAAAGCCGAAGAATTGGTAAATTCTATAGGAACTATGTTTTCAGAGAAAATATCCGATATAAAAATATTTGATAGCCAATTTAGGATAAAAACTACTGATTATACTATTACCCAAAGTACCCCTGGTAAACCTACTACTATTAAAGATAAGGTAAAAGAATACAAAAATGAAATTGGACAAATGAAATCCACAGTAACGGAAAATGTAAAATCACTTGTAGAAGCACTGAATAATAAAAAAACCACAATGATACCCCAAGCCATTGTAGCCCCAGCGACTGAGGAGGAAGAGCCTTCTGCTTCTGATTCGGATGAGGCGGAGAACCCTGCTAGTGGGCGGGGGGAAGCAGCCATCCAGTTGGTGGCTGAGGCGGCGAATGCTGAGGAGGGGCAGGGGCGGGAGCAGCAGGGGGTGCGGCGGAGGGAGGCGGCGATGGATGCGCCCTCTGCTGGTGCAAATCCCCGGGAGGATGAGGCGGCGATGAACCCTGCTAGTAATCCGGGGCAGCAGCAGGGCCTTGGCTCGGGCGGTGCAATTGGATTTTCAAACAAATACGATTTACTACAAATAAAGAATGCTATTGATAAAACTTTATTTAATGAATCGAGTACAAATTTACAGACTCAAATACCTGTACAAGTTAGAAGAAATACACAATATGGAGGTTCTATTGATCAATTAAACTTGAAAAAAATTAGTTTAAGAAATAATCAATTATTCGCAAAATTCAATGACGGTAGTAAATTACCAATAAATTCAAATACATTTTACAAAATACAAAGAGGTGGTTATAATAATAATTTAAGCAATACCTCTACTGAAATAAGTTTATGTGAATAAAAATAAAATAATTTTAAATATAATTAATTTATATAGTTAATTATATAATGGCTCATTTATTAGATTTACTTGATAATATAAAAAATAAAATAAATAATATAAATATCAAACTCGATACAAAAAAAATAAAAAAATTATCACAAAATAATGATGATCAATCGAAAGTTATGGATGTAATTCTTGATCATGGAAGTAAAACCAAAGATGAAAATAATATACCTAATACCACAAAAGGTTCTAAAAAGAATGATAAACCTACAGAAACAACAAAAATAACACTACAACCTGCAAATATATCTGAAGAACAAAAATCAAAAGAAAATAAAGATGATGTATCTAAAGATCCTGAAAATCAAGATACTGTAAATAAAGATTCTAGTGAAAAAGAAAAAATCTCAAATATAGAACAAAAAAAACCTGAAGTAAAATTACCTGAACCTGCTATTGAATTAGCTGAAGATGATGGTTTTTCTGGTGGGAGTTTAAAAATAAAAAATAAAAACCATAAAAAAATAATTAAAAAAGCATTACAAAAAATAGATAAAAATAAAAAAGGAGTTAATTTTAAGAGAAAAATTCCTATTTATAATTCTAAATATCAATATGGTGGTGGAAATACTAATCTAAAATTAGATAAAATTTTACTTAAAAATAACAATTTATATGCAAAATTAAATAATGGTAAATTGTTTAGAATTAATAAATTTGAATATATTTTTTAAGAAAATTATTAAATTTAATATTAATAAAATAATATATTTTATTAATTATTTTTTTATTAAAAATTTAATTGTTGAAGATATATATATACATCAATAAATATTTATGAAGTTATCAAATCAACAAAACTTTTTGATTTTTTGTAATTATTATATAGGGTAACACTACCAATTATCCATAATGCAAATGTAGCAATATAAATTGGTTTTGAGTATTCTTGATGGTCTTTCTTAAAATCATAAACTGGTTCTACAATTTTACCCATTATACAATCTTTTTTATCAACATTTTTATAACAATATTTTCTTATATTGTATTCTATTAAAGTTAATGCACATGTATTATCATCAATATACCAATGTAAAACAATAAATGGTACAATAATAAAGTGTAAAAGCAAGAAATAATTATTACCTATAAATGGGATAAGAACTATAAATGCAGTACAAAATACATGGATTATTAATATTATAATATTTAAAATACTATTCATTATATTTTAACATTAGAATAAAAATATAATATTAATTTATATAATGTCTGAAATAAATATTGTTGAAGCATATAATAAATTTAATAAACATCTTATTATATTAATTTCTGGATTATCAGGTTGTAAAAAAAACAAAGTTGCTAATGAATTAATAAAAACATTTAATGAACAAAGTAAAACAGGAAATGAAATAAAAAAATTAAACTTAAGAGATTTTATTAAAAAAGATTTTAAAAAAGAAGTTGAATTACCAAATGGAACCAAAATAATAGATTTTGATGATATAGATAGTTATGATTGGGATAAATTAAATTCTTCTGTGAATGAATCTATAAATGATGGTGTAATTATAGTAGGAGCATCTTTTCCTAAAGAAAAAATATTATTTACTGTTGATTTTCATATAAATATTAAAATATCAAAGCAAAAATATATTGAAGAACGTCACAAGTTTTTAGAAGAAAATAAAGAAAAATTCAAAGAATTATATAACCTAATTGATACCTCAACAGAATCTATGATTATAAATCAAATAACTTTTCCTAAATATTTAGAATATACAAAAGAATCTATTATAAATAAATGGGTAAATGGGAATGAAAATAATGAAGAAGAAATTATTAATATTGTTTTTAATTACTTAATTGAAAAAATTCAACAATTTTTAGATAATTATGATAAAAAAAGAGACAATAACCATAAAAAAAATAAAGATGATGTTTTATCATCATCTACATCAGAAAATAGTAGTTCTAATTCAGAAGAGTCATTTAAAATTGTTGAAAATGTTGATCCTAGTTCAGTAACCTCAATAAGTGATTTTTTTACCCAATAAAATATGTTTTAATTATATTTATTATATAATATAATGGATATTTCATATATATTAAATGATTTTAAGCAAATACTTTTAAATAAATATAAAAATTTTGAAACTTATTTAAAAAATAATAATAAGATTAATTATCAATATGAAACATATAAAAAAGAAACAACTGAACTCCGGAATATTATACATAATAATCCAAATATTTTAAATAATATTATTAGTAAACAAGGTAATTCAAATAAAGAGTTAGAAAAAGTAAAAAATATTATTAATAATACATCTATTTCTATAAAGGATGATGTAAATTTAGTAAAGCATACTGATAATATTCTAAATTCAATGATAACAAAAATTAATAAAATACAAGATAATAATTTTGATAATACTATTTTGTTAGGAGGAAATATGGAAATTGATAATTTAAGAAGTAAATGTAGAGAAGAATTAATTAATAATATTGAAGAAATTAATAATATAGTTAGATCTAATAACTTACAAATAAAATATATAGAAAAATTTGTAACAGATACATTAAGATATCATTCATTTTCATTTTCAGAATTAGATATACTACAATATATATACTATAATAAAAATTATGATGAAGTAACAACACCCAATCTACAAAAATTATATATTATTGATTACATCATCAATTCTCCTGTATTTATAAAAGACTTTAATGAATTTAAAAGATATGAAATTGAAAAATCAAATAAAGATAAATATGTAAAAAATGTAGTTGATTGTGCATATACTAAAAATTATAAGTATGTGCAAAAAATATATGATGAATCTTTTAATAAATATTTTGAAAATAATACAAAATATTCATTATTTAAAAATAATTTTAAAAAATTTAATAAAGAATATATACAGCATATATTATTAATTATTGATATAAATAATAAAGAATATGAAATAAAAACTAAAATTATCAATAAAAAAATATTAGAAAATTTTATTAATATTTTAAATAATTATAAAGATGAAAAACATGAATTTACAAAGATTATACTAAAAGATTTTATAAATAAATTATTAAATATAATTAATAATGAAACAATACATATTTATATTCACTCTAGATTACTAAAGAATTTTAATACTAGACAAATACATTATTGTTTTATATTATTAGATTATTTTATGAATAATATATGTCCTTCTTATTAGATTTAGATTTATAAATCCATCCTGAAATAATTTTATCAGATTTTTCACAATTTTCTTTATAAATATCCTTGATATAATTATTATGTGCAATAAAAATAATTACATCAACAATAGGTCTAAATATTGTTTTGGATAATTCTCTATCATATCTTAAAAATGGGAAATTATGTTTTTTAATTAATGTATTATAAACAACATATTTTTTTAATTTTTGATAACCTGTAAATTCATCTAAATTTCTTTTTGGAATAATAAAATAAAATAAAAGAGGTTCTTTTGTTTTTTTTGAATTCTCTAATGATTCATAAATTTTAAAAAATACATTGTTCATTATTTTATCTTCATATGGTGGATTAATTTCATAATATCCTCTTTGTATTTCTACATCAAAAAAATTACCCATACTTCCAAAATATTTTTCAATTTCATAAAATAATGAACAATATCTGTTACTTGTATTAATAGCAGAACCAAATAATTCTATTTTAATATTATAATTTTTTTTAAGCATTTTTTTAAAAGATGGGGGAATAGAAGATTGATTATTTGCATTCCCAAATATAAAATATCTTGTAAATAAAATAAATACTCTCTCTAAAAAGAATTCATCTAATATTTTATTGCTTTCATGATTATGAAAATTTATAATATTATAATTTCTTATTAAAGTATTATAAATTGTTTTTTTTATAAACAATCTTGTTTTTATTTTAAATTTTTCTAATTTAGTTACCAAATCTTTATCTTTAATATTTATATCTAATTGTACAGAGTTTGAATGAGTAACACTAGTTACATCATATTTTATTTTTTTTAATTCAGATAATTTTGATTTTATATCTTTATAAATTTTTGTACTTTCTTCCTGTAAATCTTTTAATATTTTTTTAAATTTTTTTTCATCACCTGTTGACATATTTCTTTTTAAAAAAGACTTTATAACATCTATAGAAAATCTATCTTTATTTTTATTACTAAAAATTATTCCATCTGTATTTTCATTATTAATAATAAAATATGATAATATATCTAATAAAAATGATTCACTTATTTCTATTTTATTTTCATTACATTTTTTTAGAAAAAAATTTTTAAATTTTGTATATAAATATCCCGAATATAATTCTATAATTGGATTCGGATTATGAGAAAATAAATTAGGATAAGTTAATTTAAAATGAGTAGATTCATACTTAGTAAATTTATTCATATTATATAATATAAATTATAAAAATATAATTTTAGCATTATTAAATATTAATTTTGCATAATATAAAAACATAGGAAATATAAATGCTTTTTTATTTTGTAATTTATCTTTGTAAATTTTAAAATAATCTTCAAATTTTGATTCTTTAAAATTAAAACCAGTTGGGTTTTCATAATTAATTTTAGTACCAACTAGTATAGTAGTTTTATACATACCTTTTTTAGATAAATATTGTATAATATAAACAAGTGATTTTGGGTGATAGTTTTTTTCTAAATTATTTCCCAAAAAATCTTTTTTATTTTTATAATATTTATCATTCAAAATATTATCACTCTTTTTTTTTATTATTATATATTTAGGATCTGATGCAAACATAAACATATTTTTTAATTCCATAATTTTAGTTTCTTTTCTTTCAATATGTATATTATCTATTTGACTGTCTAATGATTCTTTGGTTCCAAATTTAAACTTGTATATATCTTTTTTTAGAATAAAAGAACCATCTTCATTTATATCATCTATTTCTATTTTACCTGAAAAAGTACATATGTTTAAAGTTATTGGATTAAAAATTAATGTAAAAATATGTTCTTTATTTTCATTTTCTTTTTTATAAAATCTATCATATAATATACAAAATTTTTTCATATCATCTAATTTTATTATTTTCCACCTTGATTCTCCTGTATTATATCCAATTACAATATCTGATAAATTTAAATCTTTAGGAGGGGTATTAATAATTATACAATCTTTAATATCAAGTTTTGATGTTATTATTTTTTGTTTTATTACATCCATAATATAATTAATATATATTATATAAAATAAAAATTAAAAATTGATATATATATAATTTACACTTAAATTTAATATTTATACTATATTTTTATAAAATAATGGATGAATATTCCAGTATGAATACATGGATTAGTGATTTGAATGGAGATAATGATAATAATTCTATAAATTCTTCTAATAGCGATGATGATGATATAACATTCTGGGGAATAGAATCATTAAGTAATGCAAATGGGAAGAAAAAATGTGAAAAAAAAATAACAAAATTTATTGACGACCCCTCAGATGAATTAAATTTAGATTGTTTGTCATTAGATGAAATTCCAAGTAATATTTTAGATTTTAATATATTGCTTAATTTAGATTTATCAAGAAATAATATATCAAAAATAGAAAAATTACCTCCAAATCTAAAACAACTTGAAATATCTGATAATGATATACTTTCTATTGATAAAAAATGTATACCAGATTCTTTAGTAAATCTGAATTTGAACAATAATAAAATTTCTACTTTAGATTTTATAACACCAAATTTAAAAGTTCTAAATATAAATAGAAATTATATAGAATCAATTAATAGTTCACAAATTTTAAATTTAAATACCTTAAATATTGAAGATAATCATTTAAAAGAATTAGATTTATCTGATTCAAAAGAACTTGTTATTCTGAATATTTCTGATAATATTTTGACAAATATTGATAAATTACCTCCTCAAATTAATGAACTAGAATTAAGAATTAATTGTGTTACAGAAATTAATTATTTACCCGCTTTATTATATAAATTTATTGCTCATAAAGGGAAAATTAAAAAATTTAATTTAGAAAAATTTCCTGAAAATTTAAATATTTTAGATCTATATGACAATAAACTTGAAAAATGTTTACCTTTACATGAAAATTTAAAGGAAGTAGATTTAATGAATAATAATTTAAATGAAATGTGTATTTTTCATGATAATATGAAAATTTTAGATATTAGAAATAATAGTGAATTAAAATTAACTAAAGAATTAATTGATAGGTTTGAAAAAATTAATCAGTTAAATAGAGTTATATTGTATAGTAATGGAGATTCCGAATCTATTTTTGAAAATGGTGATATGGATTGGTTTAGACAATTACAACAATATTCTTCAAATTCACAGTCACAAATTGAAGAAATAACATCTAAAACACAGCAAAGAAAAAAGATTGATTTAAATAAAATTTATGTTGTATAATAATTTATTTAAAAAATAAGAATTTATATATTAATATAATGGACTTGATAAAAAATATTGATCAACATGTTGTTTTAAAATGCTATAAAGAAAAAAGAGGAGAAAGAACATTTGTAATTGGATTATATGATTTTTTTGATTCGATTGAAGAATGTAATAATTTTTGTAAAAAACTTCAAAGAATATTAGCTACTTCTATGAAAATTATTGAAAATTCAAATAATTTAGATAACGATAACGATAATGAAGAAATTTGTGATAAACATTCAAATGATTCTGATAATAAAGAAAAGTCTAAAAAAAATAAAAAGAAAGATAAGAAAAAAGAAAATAAGAAAAAAGAAATTGTATATGTCGACCCTATATATACTTTTAGAGGTAATCAAATTGATGAAATAAAAAAGTATATCCTTAAAAATACAACAATAGATGAAAATTTAATTAAATTATAAGTTTATTTATATATAAAAACATTAATATTATATATTATAATAGAATGTTAACAACTTTATACACAATTTTACCTTTTTTATATAATATATCTTTATATTCGATATTTTTATTTTCATGGTATTTGATATCTTTAAACGATAGAGTTCATTTAAGAGTTAGAGCTAATATGTATGGAAAAAAATTATCAAAATATGTAGATAAAATTATTTTAGACTCTAATGTAAAATATTATTTTAAAACTTTTTACCTTAGAAATATATGTATAATTTTAGATACAATGTGTGGATTTTTTGAAGGTATTGATAATAATTATATTATAATAAAATTAGAAAATAATACACATAATAAATTATTAGAAGAAGAAAATAATAATAAAAATATATTAAATAAAATAGAAAATGATAAAAGAGAATGTAATAATTTTTCTGAAAATAATTCTGAATCTAATTTAGACCTAGAAAATAGTAGCGATAATAATTGTAATACTTTTGATAATTCTCAAATTGAATTGGAAAATAAAAATAATAATAATTCAGAAGAAAATAATTCAGAAGAAAATAATTCAGAAGAAAATAATTCAGAAGAAAATAATTCAGAAGAAAATAATTCAGAAGAAAATAATTCAGAAGAAAATAATTCAGAAGAAAAT